GACCGTGGTGTCCTCTGCGACCGTGGTATCCTCTGCGACCGTAGTGTCCTCTGCGACCGTGGTATCCTCTGCGACCGTGGTATCCTCTGCGACCGTGGTATCCTCTGCGACCGTGGTATCCTCTGCAACCGTGGTATCCTCTGCGACCGTTGTGTCCTCTGCAACCGTGGTATCGTTGTCGGGCGTGGTATCCTCTGCAACCGTGGTATCGTTGTCAGGCGTGGTGTCCTCTGCGACCGTGGTATCGTTGTCGGGCGTGGTATCCTCTGCGACCGTGGTATCGTTGTCAGGCGTGGTGTCCTCTGCGACCGTGGTATCGTTGTCAGGCGTGGTGTCTTCTGCGACCGTGGCATCCTTAACGGCGTCTTCGACGGTCTTCGCATCCACGTCGTCGTCTGTGGCGATCGGAGCGACATCGCTGGTAGTATTTTCTTCGTGGTCGGTAGCATCCCATACTTGATGGTCGTCAGACATGTCTGTTTATTGGGATAACGACATGCTTTTAAATTAAAAACAAGACACACACAAAAGAAAGATGTTCTGGTCGGTCTGTATGTGGTTCAAGAGCTATTATACCACCTACGTCCTCTCCTCGATGCTCTACCTGCTGTTAAACCGACACCACACGAGTTCACTGATCCTGTTATCAAACATAGGCATGATCGGCGGATGGTACATTACGTACGTTAGTCCCCGTTTCTTGTACGTGCCGTACTTTCAGATATACATGGACGGCACCGCACTGAGGGTGGTCGATTTTATGACTCACACGGCTCCCTGTCTCTACGTGTATTACCGGTTGTGGGATCAGAAAGTCCGGTGGGACAACAGGTATTTCTATAGGATTACGCTGTTGTACTTGCTCATGTGGAACGATATTTTTGAACTCTATTTCCTGAGTCTGGCTGAGTTGTTTTATATTTTGTTCCTGTCCTTCTTCTGTACGCTCGCATACTATCACTGCGTCGCAAACAACAACGATTAAAAATGATTTAAAGAGATGAAATGAAAAAATGGATAAAAATGGGAGACTTCGAGATGTTTCAGCAATACCACAAGGATGCAGGTTCCGAAGACGTCCAAGACAACGAGACGATTACAAAAGAGAACTGTCTTCACAACAATATCATTGTCGAGCACAACACACACATCTGCACCGAGTGCGGACGACACTTCAACCCGGACGTCTCATACGATAAAGAATGGAGGTACTACGGCATGATGGACACAAAACACACTTCCGACCCGAACCGGTGCTATAAACGAAAATCCGATGAACGCACCATTCACAAGGACGTAGAAAAAATGGGGTTCGGAGACAAGATCGTCTCTATGGCAAACCGGTTGTACGACGACGTCACCCACGGCAAGATCTACCGGGGCAACTCACGCAAGGGCATCATCTTTGCCTGCATCTTTCACAGCTACAAGATGTCCGGCAACCCCCAGAGCTGTGAACACCTCCTCGAGGTCTTCCAGATCGATCGAAAGGTGGGTCTGCGCGGCCTCAAGTACGTCAACATCAACGCACCCAAGAACTCGCTCTTTCGACAGTACAAGATCCAGTCCGAAAACATTATCGAAGAGATCCTGAACAAGTTCAATGCCAGCGACCAGCAAAAAAAAGAGGTCTTCAACATCTACAATCAGGTCAAGGATCGCTCCTCTATCCTTAACCGGTCACGGCCACAGTCCGTCGCATGCGGGGTCATCCGCTACTACATCCTCAAGAAGAACAACACGATGAGCATGGATTACTTCAGGAACAAGGTTAAACTCAGCGAGCTGACCATCAATCGCATCGTCCACGAGATCGAGAACATCCTCGGCTGACGACTCTCACCACAGCCTGAAGGCTTTTTTCTGTTTCTTTTCTAGTTCTTTCTCCAAATACTCGATCGTATCTTCCTTGTCCCGGTTCTCTTGTTTGACCCGTGTGACGACCTCCTGGAGCCGATTGATGCGTTCCTCTAGATCCGATATCCGTAGATTGAAGAGTTCCTCGAGTTTTTGCTGCTTCTCGTATTCTTTCAGCATGTGTTGTCGTACGGCCTCCAGGTGTTCCATTTTATGATCCCGAATGTTTTTTTTTTTTTAGCTCCTGCATCTTTCTTTTTCGCTGTGTACAATACATACTGCATCTTTATTTTTCGCTGTGGGTCTCTAAAAAAAAATCCTGAAATGAAAATATTTTCAAAACAAAAATATTTTTTTTCCCATCCTCGTTTGGATTGGTGCATGCTTACCGGCTTTTTATTCGCAACGAAAGATCACATGCCCCGTAATACGATGACAGGTAGTTCATCTGCTGATACACCGTAAACTCCCGGATCTGTCCGTTGCCAAGCCCGATAAGGCTGTCTTCCTTAACCACCGACACGTTCGTGCCGTTTATGCCATTTATTGTTACCGTGAAACTCCGGCCAAAATCACAGGACGCATACACCGTCTCCCCAGATGGGACAAACACGTACTGACCACTATTAGAACACGAGATGTTCTGAAACACAAACGAAACGTTCAGTGGATACACGTACTCCCACGTCGTCCCCGAATCCGTGGATATGCCTATCCCGATTATATTCGACCCACCGGCATCGAGGAGTCCGACGTAGATAAATGACCCATCACCCGAGATCGCAGAACCGGCCACCCGATTAGGATGATCGGACGTAACCCACGAAAACCCGCTATCAATAGATATATTGACACGAGAAGTGGACGTCGCCACGATCACGGTTCCGTCACTGGACGTGGACAGGAACCCGATCGGTTCTGTGGACTGGTACAACACGCTCAGCCTCGGTATTGAGAATACCGATCCGTAATACTCCCCGTTTGTCTTGTAGTTCTCCGAAGTAAGAGGCTGGAGATTGATCCCACCACCAAACGTCTGGATGTAGACCATCCCCGGTTCGGTCGTGTTGTAGGGAACTGTTGGTATCGTATAAGAACTACCGGGCGTACCGGTGTAAAGATCGTAGTTGAATATGCGAAAATCAGACAAATAAGTGTTGGTGCTCAGGAATTCTTCCGGTGTGACAAATAGTGAAGTCCCGAAGCACACGCTGTTTAGATAGGATGTCCAATTTATGGTCGTATACTGCGCCAGTATCTTCCCATTCAGACACAGGTATGTGTATGTACCGTCGTAACAAAACGCCCAATGATACCACTGCCCCGTAGTGACTGGCTCATCCGATATGGCAATGTACGGGGTATCATCAACGGTGATCTTGATGTAGACATTATCAGAAGCATCGGTTCCGATCAGGAACGCATTGTTCCATGCGGAATACGGTTGTGTACGACTATCGGTCGTAAAAAAGAAACGCATCCCCGACGACCGAAAAGAGACGGGAAAATACACAAAGCCCTCTACGGTAATAATATTCATTTCTATGGTCGGTATACCCTTAACGATAACGTATGCACCATCGAAATAGAGGGATGTCGTATTCCCAGATTGTGCATACTCAGTGGAGTATACGTCGATCCCGGTAACATCTGTTACGACGACACGTGTGTACGGTATTCCGTAGACATAGATGGCATCTTCGCTCTGTATATAGGAAGCACCCCCGTCCGACGATAAGACGGTGCTGTAACATCCCGTTACGGCGGTAATCGTAAAATTAGATCCGCCGTCGTCCGAGTAATAAAAGTTATAATATCCCCGTATCGAGTCCGGATTCAACAACAGAGTTTGTCCGTTATCGGATACCGACAATACCGACTGCGAACCAAGCTCTAGATTGCTGATCGTATTGAGACCATCAGCGGTTCGTTGGGTGAACGAGACACCACCATCCGTAGACCGATACAACGAGAAGGGCGTCGTTCCGGTGCTCGACGTGATGGCGTATATGATACCCCCATCGGAGGATGCGCCCACGACGACTGTGTCGGGTGGTGTGTTCAGGATCCACGGAGGGGTGACCCGGGCGTAGTTCTGGACGGTGTAAGTCCCTAGGGGGGGGTAGCCGTTCCTCGGAAAGCTGCAATAATACATTGTCTCCTTAACTTATACAATATAAAAATATAATGCTATTTATAAATGAATCCGAATGTCAGCATGATCCTTATGCCAACATCCAAATTTCCGGATGACCAGTGGAACGAAGACAAACCACCGTGTCTAACATGGTTCAATCTATTGGTCAAACCGATGCTAAAAGAAAAAGACGTGCTACACGGCTACGAGGCGACACCGGAGCACTGCAAGTTTTTTGTGTGTCACGACACGTTTCAGACCGGACGAACGAAATAAATCGTCGAATGCGGGTGTCACGTAAAAAAAATATTTTCAGATTCAAAATATTTTTTTTTTACGGATATTTTTATTTTTGGTTTGGATCCAGCAATAGACGCAGACCGAGGGCTATGAGCGGGAACGGCACCGCAAAAAAGCACCACAGGCTCGGTACCGCTCCAGAATAGAATACCATGCTGAGCAACAACAGAATGACGAGGACGCTCACGCATGCGGCCGACCACACAAACGGTCGAACCATCAGCAGAAACACGACGACGAGACCGATGACGTACAGCGCGCTCTTGATCGGGAGAGACCACCACGAGTACCACAGGTGATGATCCTTTGTCTCCTGGATCGATACGGATCCAACGGGATAGAACAGCACGCACGTCACCCAAAGAACCACAACAGATGCTATGACGACGTTACGGAGACCCACCGACGGATCCCGGTATATTGAAAATACCAGAAACAAGAACAGTATCTGTGTCATGTTGAATACGTATGCCGCCCGAGACGCCCATTCTCCCGAGTTTTTCCACGCATAGTACTCCCACAGCTGCATGGTGATTACCCACAACCAACCGATCGTGAGCACGGTCAGAGAATGGTACCCCTTCCGAGACGAGTATGCAGCCACAAGAAAGACGACAAGGATGCCACCGATGAATGCGGACAGAGACGACTCTGCGCTCCAACACATTTATGAGAGATTTTTTTTTCGAAATCATTCACACGATCCACTGAGAGCTCTCGAGCATAACTACCTGTTGTTCGAGACTGTTTATTCTTGTCTCGAGTTCTTTGATGTACCGGTTCTGTCTTTCTATCTTGACGGACTGGGCGTCGAGTTGTTGGATCACATCCTGTAGGATCGATGTGTGTTGTCTCGTGGACTGTATGATGTCCGTGATGCTCTTCATAAGTTGTTGGGTTCGTGATTCCATGTCTTGTTTATCGGTAGGGCATGAATGTTTAAATAATTTTTTTTATAACAGTTAATAGCCTCTTGTTCCGTTCCATGGTTCCAAAAGTACAAATATAATGGCAAGCATCCATAAGAAAAAAAAAAAAAATAATCTGAATCTGAAAAAAATTTCTTTTTCAGATAATTTTTTTTTACAACGACAAAATTGGGTAGTACCTCGTGTTTTCATCTATGATCTCCTCGGCATCGCAATCGTTCGTCTTCCACGTGTCCTGGACACATATTGCCGTTGTGTGTGTCCGTCGGTCAAGTAGTAAACCCGAAATATCGATGTCTTCACGAACGTAACACCCGAAAGAAGTCGAGGGTCTTTTGGGTAGACGGGTTTGGTCGGGTCACGTCTATCGCACGGAGCATGGTCGCTATCCTGACCTTGTCGTGAACGACGGGATGATACTCGTTTATGTCCGACATAAAAGTCATGGTGAAATCGTTAAGGATCGAGCGGATGACGTAAAGGATCTGCAGGACGCTCGTCTCGGTGAGTGGGAGTATATCCGTTCTCATCGCTTCTCGTTCGATGTTTCCCCCAGATAATGCATAACGCTTACTCAGGTGGATATTAAAACGGAAGTGTCCGTTCTGTCCGGTTCTCCTGAAAACCTCGATCTCGATTCCCGGTCGCACCCTCATGTAGACCCAACCGGCTCCGGGTTCATTGGATGTAAGTCGCAGGTAGGCGAAAGCGAGCACCTTGTCGAGGGTTCGTGTCGGGGTCTTGGGTGTGATAAACGAGGCGATCGATTTCTTGATGGTGTCCGGCACCGCGCCCTGACGGAGGCGCTGGGCTATAGATTTTTTCGGTGACATATCTTTCTAAATACCATTTTTTTTTTTATTTATGACGAGACTGGTAGGCAATCATCCTGCGGGTCTTCTTGTTAGGAGGAACGTCCGGCAATACCAGCTCTATATTGTGGTTATTTCCACAGGTGATCGTATTGCGGTGGTGGAATAACGGAGGATCGGCATTGATAGAATAGGCTGTCAACAGCTTGTCGATCAGCTGTCTGTGCAGATTTCCACCGAAAAACAAAATGATCCTGTTCTCATCCTGCAAGACGAGTCGGATGATCCGCAATGCGGTATACAGATCCATGATGCCAAACATGGGTTCAAAGTTTTCCAATCGAGCCGGGATATCTTTCATTCCACAGACCGAAAAATCTTTGCATAAACATGTCTTTACGATCCGGAGCCATTCCTCTAGAACCTTTTTCGGGAGATATTCCAGATCGTGCATGAGTCTCGTATGGTTTTTCCCCTCATGTAAAACTTTCATATAGTACCTGACAGTTTCTGTATCATACCGAGATTCCATGTACCGTCTGTAATAGTTTTTCACGGTCTCGTTATAGGCATTCTTGTCTTTCTTGTACGCATCGTACATGAGGATCTTCTCAAAGAGCTCCGTCTTCAGTCTTCGTGATGTTTCATCCGGATCCGTATTCATCAGGGTACCAAACATCCCGCTGTAACGAAAATCGGTGGCCCATATCTTGACCCGACCCCGATAGGGCTCTATGCAATCCTTCCAAAAAGCAGGAATCGAGTCCCTGATCTTGTCCTGTTTGAGCACGTAACCCTTCGTGCTACACTTGTCGATCGGGGGCAAGTAAAAATATTTTGTCAACGAAGTCACATCATTGTTCCTGAAAATCACCTCGGTTTTTTGATACGCTTTCTCGATACAGATATCGACAGCACACCGTGTCTTGCCCAGGAGTTCTTGTAATAAGTCGGTAGTGTTCCCCGGTATGCTGTGATTCTCCCCTATTAGAACGATGTGTCCCCGACTTTCACTGCTCTCGTAATCATATTGCGTAACGGTAATACAACCCTGTATCTTTACGGTAATATCGGCTCTTTGGTGCGCCATCTTTTCGGATAGTTCATGACAAAGCACGTCCATGGTCTTTCGATATATGTGTTTCAGTCCTTTTTGTTTGGCGATCTCCTCTATCTGTTTCCGTGTCCAGCGTCCAGGTTTTCTTGTGGTTGAACCGCACGGTCGTCCGTCTAGAATCATATTTTTTAGATAAGAAAATAAAAAACATTATTGATCCGATAAATCGAACTCGGTTTTACGGCTTGAAATACCTATATCTTAACCAATTAGACCGTAGTATCAAGTCCGCTGTGTTATTCCTTTGTTTCAGAGAAGAAAAACAGTTAATAGCCTATCCGTCAAGCCGACGACGGCCAGTCCCCGTCTCTGGGCACCGCTCCGATAGATGGCGCCCGGAGGAACTCGTCCAGAGTGGAGAACTGCTGTCCGTACACGGACGGACAATAGTTGATCCCGGTACTCTTGTCCGTAAGCTGATCCGTAATGGCACGATTGCTGTCGTAATTGCAATAACAGATCGCATTCCCGGGATTCCAGTCTTTATTGACCTGTTTGTACCGAAAGCCCGTAGGAGTCTGGAACAGCACGCCCTTGTGGTTTCCCCACTGGACATCCGAGAGACCACGTCCTGGTACGGCGCCCAGAAAATGTATGCGTACCCGTCCTTATCGGCGATCTGCTGGAGCATCCGCAGATTGATGGTCCAAAACGGGATTCTTTAGTTTGTCCGTGACCTGAAAACTGATGCTGAAATAGGCGGTATCGAAGTTATCGTCCCACACGGAGGATGCCGTAATCGTCCTCGTCGAATTTCGAGAGATGGGTCTGTTTGTACTGTACGGACATGAACAGGTAGTCGTCGAAACTTGTGGTCTTCTCGTGTTCGGGGCACGTAATGGTCACACCATCCGGCATCTACTCCTCCGGTCTAATCAATACTCCCGGTCTGCGTGTTGACCCTGTGTATTATACTCCTTTAGCGGTTGCCGTAAATCCTGATCATACGAGGATAGCAATGGCTCTTACACAGAGAACGTGAATTGAAAAAATAAAAAAGTAGGATAAAAATCATGGACAGGGACGAGATTTTGGCATACCTCGATGCCCTCAAACAAAAAGACGATATCCGGATCTACACGCCCTTCAAGTACTTCAAGGGTCTCAAGACACGAACCGACGTCCGCCGTCGGTTCCGGGAGATCGTCGACAGCAAGCGATCATCGGAGTACAGGCGTTCCGTTTTCCGTACCGATGACAATAAGAAGACAAGACCGTCGCGGTACACACAACTCTTTGCCGAGAGATACCCGGATGCGGTAGGTGCGTCTCTAGCGGTCAAGGCACGTATCACTGGTGTGCCCGTGGATATCCTCCAACGAGTGTACGAGAAGGGACGCGCGGCGTGGAAGACGGGTCATCGTGTCGGAGCCACACCGGAACAATGGGGCCACGCCCGTGTGCACAGCTTTTGTGTGGTGGGCTGTACGGCATTCGCATCGGATTTCCCGCTCCTCGAGGAGGCGATCCACAGGATGCGAAAAACCGACCCGAGGACACTTAAATTCCTCCGACAGCCGGTGTCGTGTCCGGAATCAAGCATAAGGCGGTTCAAGGATAAATACCAGAGATTCAGGACTCTTTCTTCTTCTCTCTGACGTAGTCGAGATACATCTTCTGAGATATCTTTTTTTCTATAGGATCCACACAGATAACGTTGGTGTCGGTCGTCTTGGAGAACAAAAGGAAACAGAAGGAGTCAAAGAGATGAACCGAGAGGGACGGGACGAAATGACGGAACTCGATAAAGAGATCCGATAATAAACAAAAATGCTTGGACTGCCACTCACGGAATCTCATTTTTGTTTAGTGGATTGTGCTTTTTAAATTGACGTCAGTAACGGAAACAATGCATAATAAAAAAAACATGCTCGTGCCTTGGCTCTGTTTCCAGTATCTGCTCTTATCCAATCCTAACCGCTTTCGCATATTGGAGTACCCCAAGAAGACCAGGATAGACGTCGTGATCCCACGGACGCATGTCCTCCAGGAGACACGCCTCCAGACCGATCACGTCTTGTGGGAACGCACCAACGGCCTGAGTCGGGACGTCATCGTCATGGACACACGAAACGGGTCGGTGATTCATCGTCGGATCGGTCTGTCCTACACACCGTCCTGGTTCGGGTGGTACAATTCATCGCTCTTTACCGTATCGGTGGGAGGCAAAATGTACAGGGACTGTGTCCGGATCCGTGACCTGGATCTACGTAAGGGAGACTTCGTGACACGGTGTGAGTTCGATCCGAAGCGGGGAGTCGGTTATGTGATCTCTTTTTTCAACGACCTGTACTTATTTGATCTGAACGGATATTTTCGTTCGTTCCCGGACATTGTTGATCCCAGGATGTACATGTACTGTTCACGGATACGGTATTACGATGAGACGGATAATGCACACGTCGTTCTCTTGTACTACCGTGACGCAATATTGTACGTCCGGTTCTTCAATACGGGTATACAAGACACGAGCCTTGTCGAGAAGGCACTGGTGAGGAAGATGGCACCGATCCTTGATGCGTCGTTCGTTTCCCCCACGAACCTCTACCTGCTGACGCCAACACACGTCTACGTTCATTACATCTACAGGGAGATAAATCAGTACCCACTGCCCGTGTCGGGCCTGACTCACATCCTGTTTTCCGGTGACGACCGGATCGTGTTCAGGAACGAGAAGGAAGTGGTCTATGAGATGAGACTAGGCTAGGACTTCCTCCAACCGTTCGAACCGTCCCTTGGGCTTCTTGTAAAAAAAGAGATAGTAAATTACGAAAAGGGCGACACATGCGAGGACAAGTATGAGGAACCACTTGCTGGTGAGGAACGTCTGGACGACGTTATCCTTCTTGTCGGTGCTCTCGGCGGGAACGGCGATTTCTTTCCGATCCTGGTTCGGGGGTATCTCCCTGGCCTGGATCTCGATAACGACGTCCGTATCTTCCGGAGCCTTTATTACGAGCACGTAGTTGTGGTAGACGTCGTCGTCCGAGATGATGGTGCCTGAGATCGATCCCTGGGAATCCTTCAGGTCGATGTTCTCGATCCCTTTCTGATCGAGTTCTTTCTGGGTCAGCGCACAGATGGAAAAAGACTTGTTCGGGATCTTGGACGTGCAACGAAAGGTGAGATGAAAGTTCTTGAGATCCTGATTCATATCGATGAGCTGAGGGGACGTGCCGATCTTGTACTCTTTTTTAGACGACATATTTTTCAGATTGAAACACATGTTTTTAAATCATGAAACTGTAGTACAACATGTAACACCACACCATGACGCTCAGTGCCAGATACATGCCGAGGAAGACCAGCTGACCGATGAATATGCCGTGTTCTCGTTCGAGGACGGCCGGATCCGTGATCCTGGAGATGTCGTCCTTGTGACGATAATAGAATGGGATAATAGAGAGCACGATGATGAGCACGCTCATGGACATCAGGATAAGATAGAATACGGACTGGAACCAGCGGTGCCTCGGATCCTTGGGCACGATCGTAAAGAATGCGGGAGCCAGTGTCGTGATGAAGAAGGATATGGAGAGCCAGTTGGTGAGACCGCCCTCGGTCTGTAGGAGATCGCTCTGCATGATAAACTATTTTGAAAATCAGATTATTTTGTTTTCAAAATAGTTTTTTTTTTAGAAGGTGGAGTAATGATTCCATCCCAGCTCCTCGAACAGCTTTCGACAGACCTCGTCGTGGTAATACTTGCGGTCGATAGTCTTGAGCATGCTGAAGTCGTCCTGTCTGCAGGGAAACTTGTGTCGCTTCAGGAGCTGGTAGAGGACGTACTGGGTATTGATAAAATTCTTGCGTGACGTCTGGTTGCTCTTGATCGTCTTGTCGTACTGATCGATGAGCATATCGAAATCGTTCATGAGCGTGTTTTCCAGGTGCGAAATGTCCGGTATCGGCTTGTGGGTGATCTGGTGGTAGATGAGATTGATGTCCTCGTAGTACTTGGACTGTTTCATGTCTTTGAGGAAGATCATGATGTGTTGTTTGTCCACCTTCTCGAACACCTTTTCGCGTGGAATAGTGTGTAGCAGGACTTCCCAGTCGTCGGGTATGAGATGATAGGATACCAGGCGTTTTATCAGTTCGGTGTAGAGGGACGGATCGATCACGGCGTTCTGTTTGCCCTGGAACTGATTGATAGTGTCTCGGAAGTGGGTACGACGATCGTATGTGTACTTGTTGTAGATGTTTACACGATTGATGTCCTTGAACGAGATCGAGTTGTGTGTGTGGCTGACGACGATGCCACACTCGGAACAGGTCGGATTGTTATCGATAGAGAGAAAAGGGTGTTCGCTATTGCACTCCGGACAAGAAGAGGGGACGGAGACTTCGGATGCCTTCTTGGACACGCTCCCGTCTTGGACGGGCACGTCCAGGGAGATGAACGAGACCAACGGGCGTATTAGCCTCATATATTTTTGGATGATCTCGTCTAGTTCTTTTGTGCATTCCATGGTATTGTCGAGAAAGTTGAAACGGAAAGTCTTCTCCTTCTTGAGCTTCTTGTACTGGTCGAGGATCGGTATGGCTTCTAAGAGATAATAATGATAGGAGGACTTGTTTTCCGTGTCCCGTATCTCGTGTTCCAGCTCTTGTTCCTGGAGGATGAGTTTTTTATTGACGGAGTTGGAGATGTGTTGTTTGGGGAGACTCTTAAGGTGAAAGAGTCGGAGATGGGTGTTGACGAGATCACCCTCCTTTTCTTGGAATTTTTGGATGATCTGGCTATGGATGGAGAGGATATCGATGTTGTTCATGACATTATGCGGGTATTTGCAGGGAGCCGTCTTATCTTTAAACTTTTTTCGGCGAAAAAAAAAAAATATTTATTTTTTTTTTTCTTGGGTAGGATAAAATAAATGTCTGGCCTCAGCACCTCCAATCTTACCTCCGGATTTATCGATCTCGCCACGTACGACGAACTCGAGAAGTACATGTATGGTGGTCCCGATGCGACCGCCTACTTCGTGCGTCAGACCCGCAAAGCGACCTGGTTCACCCAGGTGCCCGTGGTTCTCACGCGTTTATCCGGTAACCCTAGCTTCGGGACGGAATGGTCGGTTCAGATCTCCCGCGCCGGTGACTACCTCCTTTATACCTGGCTCCGCATAGTTCTTCCCATCATCAACATCCCCGACACTTCCGGCAATTATGCCCTCAGCTGGACCCCCAACATCGGCCACAACATCCTCCGTATTGCCCAGATCACCTTCAACGACCTTGTGGCCGCCCAATTCGATAACTTTTTCCTTGATTTTTGGTCTGCCTTCACCACCCCCGCCGGAAAGATCGTGGGCTACAACAACATGATCGGAAACGTGCCCGTCCTCACGTCTCCCCAGACTTCTGGGTCTCTTCCGGAATACGTTGTCAATGTGCCCCTCCCCTTCTTTTATGCCCGGGACTCCGGAGTCGCTCTCCCAACCGCCGCCCTCCCCTATAACGACATGCGCATCCAGTTCCGCTTCCGTGATCTTCAAGATCTCCTTGTGGCCTGGACAAATGCCGTTGACGTCAGCAATGTGCCGCAGGGTTCTTGGACTCCGGTGACCGGTGGGGTCGGCAGTCTTCCGGAGTATGCCATAATCTTACGAGGGAATTATCTCCTTCGTGCCGACGTGTGGGCGAACTACGCTATCGTCTCCAACGACGAGCGCAAGCGCATGGCGTGTGCCCCTCGTGATATCCTGATCGAGCAGGTGCAGGTGTCTCCGACATCGAACTTCAACATCAGTTCCACCAACTCGTTCGACATCCGCTTCTCTCATGCCATCAAGGTTCTCTTCTTTGGCGCCCGCAACAAGACCACCACCGGTCTGTGGTCCAATTACTCCACCGCCCAGCCCGCCTACTATTACACCGATACTTCTGCCAACCCGTACCTGCCCAGCAATCTTCCCGCACCTCCCGTCCCGCTCACCACTAGTCTCGATCCCATCGAAACCACTTCTCTCATTTACGAGAATACCGCGCGTCTTTCGCAGATGGGATCCGACTACTACTCCCTCGTCGAGCCCTACTATGCTGCGCCCACTATCCCCACAGAGGTCGGACTGCACGTGTACTCGTACTCCCTCGACTTTATCGCCCTGGATCCTCTCGGGAGCACCAATTACGGCAAACTGACCAATGTGTCTATCGTCCCAACGCCGTCGTTGGGTGCCAAAGCCGACCCAACCCAGATATACGACTTTATCGTCACCGCCGTCAATAATAACATCATCCGTGTCAGCGGTGGTAAACCCCAATGTGCCACCAACAGCAGGCTCCCCATCGGTTGCGGTTCTACCGAATGGGTAAAAGAGTGTAATGAACTGCCCGTGTGTGTTTTTTAATCACGGCATATAACCTGCTAGTCCGATCCTTCAACGATCGGGCAAGATGCCTTACAATGTCGGGGAACCCCTTAGAGCCTCTCGCTACCACCCATCGTCTGAAAAGACGGATGGGGACCACGGTTAATGGCCGTACCCAATGGTAAGAACGCAAGAGGATTGGGCAATCCGCGGGTAAAGATCCTAAATGTCACATGACACATGGATCTCCCTCAACGACCGCACGGGCATCGGTCGAGTCATTCCACTCGGCTTAAGATACAGTCTACTCCTTATCGAAAGATAGGGTCGTATCCGTATGTTGAATACCAGCTTCGGATCACGGGCACTGGGCTTTCCGGTCCTTTAGGACCACAATATATTTTTTATCGAAAATTATATACAAAAAATTTTATATTTTTCATATAAGATTGACTTATCTTGTACTTCATTTTACCATATCCAAAATGAAGACATTCATATACAAGATTACTAACACCAACACAGATGATATCTATATCGGATCTACCACACAGCAATTTAAAAAAAGATTCATCGCAGTATTGCCAATCTGAATAAACCAAACAAATTATACGACTGTATGAGAAAACACGGTATAGAACACTTTAGGATCGAGTTGCTGGAAGAACTCGATGCTGAATCACGGTTAAAAGTCGGTCAAAAAGAGTATTATGATCTACTCCAACCATCTCTCAATATGATCGCACCCTAATATCAAATTATGGAAAAAGATGTGGGATTGATCTATATGGTTGAATCTATAAATAATAATGAATATTTTATATTGGTTCGACCAGAAGCACTCTTGAGTTCCGCCTTTGTCAGCACAAGTCCGCTTCCAATCCCATTATATAAGTTTATGAACGGACGAGACAATTTCTCCATACGATGTCTTGAAGACAATGTACCCGTATCGGATCTTATCCAACGAGAAGACCACTGGATGAGTCCCACCCTGAACAAGAACACCAATCTGACCATAACGGAACAAGAACGAGATCGTCTTAAATACCTCCAGAACCGAGAAAAACGACTCCTCAAACGGGACGAGATCAATGCTCATAAGATGGAACTTTACCGTAAACAACAAGAAGTGCTCCATAGTACGATCATCGTTCCTTACGACGTCAATCCATCATTTACCGAGGAACAACTCCACAAACAGAACCTGCTGAGTCTGAAGATCATTGCCAAGCGATTCTCGATCTTTTCCTTTCCTAATCGGAAAGCCGTACTGATCCGTCAGATACTGGATCGACATACCCTTAATATTCTCATTTCTAATTCCGCATTGATCAGACGCAGGTCGTTCTCTTTTCGTTGGTTTCCAACATGCTGGATTAATTCTTTGAGCAAGCCGGGCGGTCTGTAAACCGTTGTGTTATTCCTTTGTTTTCTATCGAATCTATCTTTACGATCGATTCTATAGCAACAACCAGAACCAATTGAATTTGAACGGGATAATTTATGTGTTTGATCCACGTTTATACAAATGACAACAATCCTCGTACTCTATGCTCCATCCTACACCGAAATGTCCGGCGGTGTTATCGTCCTGCATCACCTATGTCACACCCTCAACGAGCGCTTCTCTAACCTTGTCCGAGCCTACATGTCTCCGTCGTTCCGCCGTCAGAGGGTCACAACCAACCCGAACTGGAACACACCCGTCTTCCATGGTCGGTTGTCGAAGGACATGGTCGTCCTCTATCCCGAGATCGTGACCGACAATCCTTTGTCCCACGACGGGACGGTGGTTCGGTGGATGCTGTCGTTCTGTAACAAGGACTTCCCGAAGGACTACGTCTTCTACTACTCATCCAAGGGCAATGATCATTACCGTCTCGGCGAGGAACGAAGGCTCTTCCACGTCTACACCCCCAAAATCCCAAGAGAGCCGTCTCACGGAATCGGTTCTTGTTACTATGTCGGAAAGGGACAAAAGACCCGGAGTGTTCCCGGTAAAGAGATCTCGTTCCGGAGCACCACCGACGCAATCTCCGTCTTTCGGAAACACGCCGTCTTTTACAGCTTCGACCCGTACACCTACCTCTCCAATCTCGCCGTCCTGTGCGGGTGTCGGAGCATCGTTGTCCCTCCCCACGGCTTATCCAAACAGGAATGGTTTCGTCTCCGTGGTCCTTACGGGTATAAAGGGGTCGCATACGGTGAAGACGACCTGGATCGTGCGATCCGTGAGATCGAAAAGGGAGAGCCGTGGGCGTACCTCCAACAGACAAAAGAGGAAGGCATGAGGACGGTCGAACGGTTCGCTCGTTTCTGCTCTTCCTTTTCCACGGTGCCGTTTCATCGTCTGCCGGCGATTGATATCGATCCAACAACGATTCGTGAGCACTGGATCCAGCCGTCGTCACGCCAATGGTCAGACCAGTGTCTGTCTCTCCTTTCGTCCTATTTCCCCGGCTGGAACGCCGTGCTGACCACGTCGGCGACTCACGCCCTGGAGACTATCGCCATCCTCATTGGTGTCCGTGAGGATACCGAGGTGATCGTGCCGTCCTTCACCTTCTCGTCCACGGCGAATGCGTTTGCGTCCCGTGGCGCAACGATCGTGATGGCGGACTCGATGGTCGATCATCCTAACATGGACATCGGGGACATGAGACTCAAGATCGGTTCCAAGACCAGGGCGGTCGTTATGGTTCATTACGGCGGGCATGTCGAACGACGTCCATTCGATCTGCCCGAGGGTGTGATCAGGATCGACGACATGTCTCATTGTATAGGAGAGACTCCGCCCGAGGATTCGGACTTTTGCGTCTTTTCGTTTCACACTACCAAAAACATCTCCACCGGCGGTGAGGGCGGTCTCTTGCTATACCGGAAACACGACGTTCGGATCGGACAGATCCTTGACAAGGGTACCAATCGAGAAACCGCATCCATATACGAATGGACATCGATAGGGAGTGCCTATCGGATGCCCGAACTCTCGTGTCTGTTCCTCTATCCGCAGTTGCGTGATCTCCCGGCAATCACCGCCTACCGACGAAAGATGATCGCCTACTATCGGGAACGACTACGAGACTTGATCCTTCCCGAGCACACCGGATGCCACGCTTTTTTCTTCTCGGCACGGGACGCCTTCTCCCTCGTCCGGTTCCTTTCCGAGAATGGCATCGATGCCCGACGACACTACACCCCGCTCCACACGAGCCCGTTCTACAAGAGCGTTTGTCCCGTGGGTGTGGCATGTCCCCGGGCGGAATTCTGGGCGAAGAC